AAGGCGATTTGGTTTACTACACAGGACCACCCTTAGCTAGAAAAAAAGACGGGTTCTGTCTTTCCGGGTCTGCTATGGGAGTGGTCCTTGATCCTTCCGCTGGTGACGAAGGCGAACGCGTAGAGGTGCTTTGGACACACATGGATAAAACATGGGTAGGACCACAATATTGGTTGAAGCCAGTAATGGAGAGGTATTAATGACGGACAAAGTTTACTACGATGAAAACTGTTACGTGTGCTCATTCGAGATAAACACAGTAAGAAAACGAGGCGAAGCCTGCGGCATCGAGTTCGTTGATATTAGCTCGCCACACTTTAAACAAACGGGAGACTATGATACGGAGATGATTGGACAGTTTGCGGGCAAAGAAACCGTGGGTATCGAGACATTCCGTCAAATGTATCACAAGCTAGGGTTTAAACGTTCAGTTGCGTTTAGCAGACTACCTATTATAAGGCAGTTGTTTAACGGAGGATACTGGGTATTTGCTCATTGGATTAGACCCAACTTGCCCCGAAAAGGTGAATAATGATAGTAGATCAAGATTTTGCACCAACAAAAAAAGTTTGGACACCAAGCAGTATCAAAAGTAGCGGGGAAATCCTTCAGTGGATAGAAACCGCACCGAATGAAGCTGTATTGGGCTGGCTCTCAATTGGAGAAGGTCTAAAGGTCTTCACGATAACAAGATCAAACCGGCACCTCTGGAAAGATATAGTTAGCGAGGTTAGAGCACACGAGGCTTATTTGATGCTACAGCAAACAAAATTAGCAAAAAGAGAACAAGGGGAAGTAAGATGACAGGAGATGGTATGGGAGTTCAGCTACTCCTTCTTATTTTATTTGGATTTTTTATTTTATGGATTACCGATCCAGGAACAGATAAAAAAGACGACGAATGAAGGTTGGTGATCTCGTTCAATACACAAGAGACATGCCGAGTTCATTTGTTGAGTTTCAAAATGGTGTAAGGCAAAACGACATTGGTTTAATCACAGATGCGCTAGAAAATGGAACAACTGTGCGAGTAAGGTGGTTAAAAAGTAATGATAAGTTCTGGATGGGTAAACACCATTTAAAGGTTATAAGTGGAAGACAAGAAACAAAAAACAATTGATTATATAAATGAAGTTCTTAGACCGCCGAGTGAAGAGTTTGGTGGTATGCCTGTATGTCCATTCGCAGGACCAGAGTTAGACAACGACAAACTGATGATTGATATTATCAATGAAGAACAGTCGTTAGGTTTTCTACTTGACAAGTATAAAAACTCAAAATATAATAGTGCTCTATTGATACTAGAACTACCAGAGGGCGAGACATTGACAGCAGAAGAGACAAAAGATTTTCAAATATTTGTAAATAAAATTATAAGATACAAAGGTTATAAAGATATCAAGACGATATGCTTTAATCCCCATGATTCAGTATCAATAAATGGCTTTAACCCGAGAGGAAAAGCTCCTTATTTTCTAATTAATATAGCAGGCAGAGAGGATCTGCATAAAGCACATAAGTCCTTGACAAAGACAAGTTACTATGATAACATGGATGTCAAGTACAAAAGTTTTTTGAAAATTGGAGGTAAATAATGGCTGAATGTGTTTCTTGTGGAGATGATTTTAATCCAAAGCGTCGTCGCCTTGGTTATAGAACCTGTCTAGAGTGTGGTCAAACCCTGGCACTCCAAGAAAAAGTAAGTAAGTCTCGTCGCACTGCCCCGGCATTTAATAAGGGTGCTTATCAATACATTACCAATATGGAAATGACAAAGAGCATTGGACGATGAAAGAAGGCGATCTAGTACAGCTTTCCAGTTATGGAAACAAACTAAAATGTTTAAACTTGTATAAGGGGTGCGTAGGTATGGTTTCAATATACATGCCTGAGCGCCAACGAATGAAGTTTAATGTTGATTGGTTTATCAATGGGAAAGTGAAACGAGAAAAACACACAAGAAAAGATTTGAAAAAAGTAAAAAAGTAAATGCGTATATTTCGTGGAATGGTCACAACAAATAACTATGGGTTTGACCTTCAATGGTTGTAGTGAAGGGTGCGTGTGTCGCACAATTAAAATCAACCTAGCCTTCTCTCTGGGTGAAGAACAAACAGAGGGGATCATTCCTTTTTTTACTTGACTTTTAAAAATGAATAAAATAAATTATAAATATGAACTTGGCGACCTAGTTGTCTCGTCTCAATACTATAAAAGTTCACCAAAACACTATGGTGTTGTAGTAGAGAGAGTAGACAAGATGGGAATGCTTCATAGGCTTTATCGTGTTAATTGGATAGACAGCGGATATGATAGTCGTTGGATATTTGAAGATGATCTATTAAAGGTGAATGATGCAGTTTGAAGTAGGACAACTTGTAACCGTTTGGGTTGAAGACCTAGACCCTATCCATCGTAAAAGATGGAAAGACAAATATGGTCTTATAGAAGAACTAATGTTTACGGAGCAAAGCAATCGAGATGGAAAGCCTAGCTTTATCAAGGTTTTCTTTCCTGGCTTAGAAGCCTATAATAATGTAGAGTTTATTCCAGAAAGGATAAGATTAGTGGAGAACGAGAGGTTGACTGCTGAAGCAATCTCTATAAAAGAGCATGAAAGATTTTTACAAAATGAAGAAGATTTTTTAAATTCTCTAGGAAGTGATTGATATGCCTAAATACTATCAAGCAAGTTTTATTGGTCCTAATAACAAGCCTTATCAAATATGCGATACTTCTCAAACAACGATTGAGAGGAAAGCAAAAGAAAGGGTTGTAAAAGAAAACACTCCAGTTTATGTTGAAGCAGTAGAGATACCTCCATTGTCCCTAAAAGGTTTTGTAAATACATTAAACCTAAAAGAACAACCAACTAGTCGTGAGGTTATTGCTGTCTTCGTTCCAAAGAGGACTGATAAACTTAGAGCAAAAAAACTAAAACTTTCAAAACAAAGAAAAAGAACCAAGAATATATCTTTTCATCCAAACTTTAAGTATTTGATGGAGATAGCTTAATTATTTGCTCCCGTAGCTCAGTTGGTTAGAGCAAGCGCCTCATAAGCGCCCGGTCGTAGGTTCAAGTCCTACCGGGAGTACTAAAGGAGATTATTATGTTTTTTGAAACACCAATATCAGAGTGGTCACACATTGCAGCATTTTTGTTATGTGCTACTATCTCTATACCTATCGCTACAATCGGAGCGATTAAACTTTTTATAGCAGTTCAGAGAAGACTGAACAAGTGAAGAATTACTATTTCACAGAAGATTATATAAACCCTGATAAATCACCATCGGAGCTATCTTTGATTTGGATTCTATGTGTCCTGCTTATAATCGGACTGCCCTATTTTTCTCATAAAATAGAAAAATACCTTGACAAATAAAAAAAAGATTAATATAATACCTATATCAATGTTATTCCAAAAGGAGAAAATATGAGTAAAGCAATGATTTCACGGACGTGTTTTATCGCGTCTCTAGTATCTGTGGCATTTTCTATTGCTACTTGGACGATGGTTGGTGACGGCGATCCTGCCCATGCCGAACGATTCGGCATCTTTGTTGGACTTTGGGCACCGACACTAATGGGAATGGCTAACCATTTCAAAGGAGATTAAAAAGTGAATCTTTATGAATTCGTCATGATGGTTTTCTATGTTGGTTTTTGCACTGGTATTTTGTCTCTTGGTGTTCATTTCACTGAAAAAGCGAGAACGAGAGAGTATGATGCAAAGGCAAGAAAATTAGAAGTTGTCATGACTAATTTAGAAAACCCCCTTGACAAATAAAAAAAAGTCTATTATACTATATTCCTGTTACCACCCAGCGTAGGGAGTAGCAGGAATTTTTTAACAGATTCTAACGTATAGTTTGGATCGCATAAGGAGAAATAATAATTATGGAG